ATAGATAAACTTGAATCAATGGTCTTAGAATTGCTTACTCATGAGCGCAAGAAAAATATCAAAAAGCGAACAAGCCGCTAAGCGTAAGCGGAAAGAAGCCGCTGCGCGTAGAACAAAGGCTGACATTTTGCTACCCATAGATATATGGGCTGCATCTATTGTTGAATGTTATGAAGCCTTAGTCCGTGCTGGATATGGTGAAGATAGGGCGCGCTGGTACATTGAAGAACAGCTGCGTTTACCCGATTGGGTAATAAATAATCCTGATCATTCTCCATACGAAGATGAAGATGAGGATGACGATTAAGCGAATTGTAGTCATATCAGACTTACAAGTACCTTTTCACGATAAGAAAGCAGTTAAGAATGTCGCACAGTTCATCAGAAAATACAAACCTGATGACGTTCTATGTGTGGGCGATGAAATTGACTTCCAAACAATTAGCCGCTGGTCAACCGGTAGGGATGAGTGGTCAGGAAGTATTGGCAGAGATCGTGACGAAACTGTCAATGTCCTCGCCGAGCTTCAAGTACGACATCTCAGCCGAAGCAATCACGGAGCAAGGCTTTACAACTCACTAAGCAAACGCTTGCCTGGCCTGATTGGTCTGCCTGAATTGACCATAGAGAAGTTCCTACATTTAGATGATTTAGGAATTACCTATCACACCAAGCCATACCAGTTCCACGATGAATGGGTAATGGTTCATGGCGATGAGCAAAGCACTAAGCCACAGGGCGGCCTTACAGCTCTAGAAGCTGCTAAAAGGCATGGTAAAAGCGTAGTCTGTGGTCATACCCATAGGCAGGGCATATCATCCTATTCTACGGCCTCTGGTGGCGTTTTAACAGGCGTTCTTACAGGTTTTGAGGTAGGACATCTAATGGACATTTCAAGGGCGCATTACACCCGTGGAACGATGAATTGGCAGCAAGGCTTTGGGTTGATTTATATAGACCGGAAGCGTGTACAGCCAGTAGCTATTCCAATAGAAAAAGATGGCAGCTTTTTGGTTGAAGGCAAGCGGTATGGTTGAGGATATCTTCCCTATCTATAGAACTATTGATGATCATATGGATAATTATGATGGCGTGTCGTATCTTGACAAATAGCATATAGACCCCTCAAAATAGGATTTGAAATCCTATTTGAAAGGGGTTTAGGGCATGACGATTAAGTATGATCGTAAGTCGGGTGCGTATACCGATGGCAAGCACTTTGTGCGAGCTTCATTTATACGTGATTTCGCTAAGAAGAAACTAGGCATGAGCCAACAACGCGGCAGAATTAGTCGCGCTGTTCTTGCTGCCTATTTTCTTGATGTACATGGGGTGAGCGCAGATGTTGAATGATATGCGTTTGCTTGAGTTAGCGTTATGGTGTTTTCTATTTGTGTTAAGTGCATACACAATCGGTGTATTCATTAAGGAAAAAGGATATAAGGAAGGCTGGGCAGATGGGTACAGGCGAGGGAAATCAGTTGCGAGCGAAAGACATTTTGACTAATGCTAACGACACGATTATTAACAGAGGGTCAACGCATGGTCATTACGACCAAACTATGTTACGAACGGCAAAGCTCTGGGAATCCTACTTTGAAAGACCAATTGAGCCGATGGACATTGCAATCTGTATGGCATTGGTCAAACTTGCAAGAATCATGGATACTAAATCAAATCACGATTCTTGGGTGGATGCCGTGGCCTATTTTGCCATTGCCGGAGAACTTGCCGTCAAGGATTGGAATGATTTTAATGCTTTCTAGGTCACCTAGAGGCACTTGGTGTGACTATTGCAAAGGCAGATGGGGCACTAATAGTTTACGTGGACAAACCCAAGCAGTATGGCAAATCACTAGTAAGCGATATGGCAAGTTGATTGTCAGGCATTACTGCCAATCTTGCGCCAATGAAGTTCAAGAATGGCCAGATGGCAGCACCTGGACTTTGAAGGAACAAATTGACTATGCAAAAGGAGAAACACTAGATGTTTAATTTAGCAAACTATGAAGATGTAGATACGAGGATACACAAGTTTTATGAAACCTATGAAGACGGCTCAATACTCACAGAACTTATTACCAATGACGAAGAAAAAGGCATTGTTATATTTAAGGCAGTTGCTTATCGTACCCACGTTGATACTGCTCCTTCCGCTATTGGTTATGCGCGGGGCGCTCGCAAGGATAGGGGTGTTGATCGCGATTTTTGGTTTGAGAATTGCGAAACTAGCGCAATTGGAAGATGCCTGGCTAATCTCGGATTATCTGCTAAAGGAAAGCGAGCAAGCAGCCTTGAAATGGCTAAGGTTAATGAAGCTGCGACAAACGCTCCGATACGTGTACGCACAAAAGAACATAAGGAGTTCTTAGATGCTAACAACAAAGAAACTGAAATTGTCTGGGATACAACGATTGAGCCACCAGCTGACATTGAACCCGTATTTGAGAATGCAGTTAATCTTGTTATTGAGAAGCTATCTGCCCACCCTGTTCCAATGTGTAAGCACGGCGCTAGGGTCTTGCGCGAAGGTACTGGCAAAAATGGTGCTTATCGTGGTTGGGGTTGCTTACTTCCTATGAGGCAAAAAGCCGAACAATGCAAAGCAATCTGGATGATGCTTGGCAAGGATGGCACATGGTCATTTAGACCTGAAGACGAAGAATTGTTAGTGGGGTGATGAGAATGTTAGTGCTAGATAAAACACTTGACGTGTGCGACAATTGTAATGAGCCAATACTGGCTGGGTCTGCAAAACCTTGCAAATGCCACACATGTCAAGCGAGGACAAACTAAGTGAGTAATCAAAGTCGCAAGCATAGAGGCTATGCAACGCAGCGCATTATAGCAGAATATCTGCAAGCGCAAGGCTGGAAGCATGCACTACCTGTTGGAGCTGGTAGAGATGGTTCAGACATCACCGGAATTGATGGCCTGGACATTGAAATCAAGGCTAGAACAAACTTAGATTTGTCTGGGCTTATGCGCCAACTTCATGATCGCAAGGCAAACAAAGGGATGGGCGTGGGTGTTCTACGTCTAAATGGTCAGGGTGAGAAATCCGTTGAGCAATACGTTGCTGTTCTCACCTTGGCTGACTTAGTATATTTATTGCAGGCAAGTGGCTACTGAACCTAATCTAATACATCGTTGCAAAGGATGTGGACTATGGATATATGGAAAAAGAGATTACTGCGAGGAATGCAACACGCCCAAGGTTACGCACAACTAACAAATAGATTTGACACTATGAGTATGCTTAGCATGCCAGCAAGCCTGAAAGGCAGCTTGCACGGCAAGCAAGCATTCGCAAGAGCTGTGTTTATTGCTGGATTAGCAATTGCACTTCTGCCGCTGCAAACAATACAAACAAACGCTGCTGATAAGCGCAGCTATCATATTATGAATGTTAAATTGTATGCGTATAATCAAATGGAATGGAAGCAGTTTGAATGCTATAACTGGCTTATACATCATGAGAGTAGATGGAATTATAAAGCTAGAAATGGTAGCCATTACGGATTAGGACAGATGCGCTCTAAGTGGTATGGCACACTAGATCCATATAAGCAAGTAAAGGTGCATTTAAAATATGTTAAGCATAGGTATGATGGCTGTGCCTGCAAGGCATACCAGCATTGGAAGGATAAAGGATGGCATTAAAGCCATATAGAGCTACATCTCATTGGAAGAAGATAAGGTTGCAAGTACTTAACAGAGATGGTTGGACATGCACCTACTGTGGTGTAAGTGATGCTAATGAGGTTGACCACGTTTGGCCTAAATCTCGTGGTGGTGAAGATACGTTAGACAATCTTGTATGTGCCTGTCGTAGGTGTAACATACTTAAAAAGGATAAAACGGACAGCGTTTTTTCAGGCTCAACTTCTACCCCCCCTGCCTTTCGCTTCAATAACTCTCCAAAAGGTGCAAATCAATCCAAATCAGTTCAAAACGGACATACATCAATCCACATTGATGCAGATTCTCCCTTTATTAGTCCAGGTCAGCCGGGGGCTAATTGAAGAAGGCACTTAAAGGGGCAACCAAGCCGCGCTTGCAGAATGCGCCGCTAAAAGGAAAGTCCAGGCTACCTGAGGTCAAGAAGTTTCTTGATGATCTAAACCTTACGCTGCTGCCTTGGCAGGAATATGTGCTTAAGGATTTGCTGGCAGTAGATAAGGCTGGTAAATGGCGTAGAAAGACAAGCTTGCTGCTAGTAGCACGTCAAAATGGTAAAACACACCTAGCACGTATACGCATCCTTGCCGGTTTGTTTGTTTTTGGCGAAAAGAATATAGTGGCTATGTCATCTAACAGGGGTATGGCTTTAGATACCTTTCGCAAGGTAGTTGAAGTCATTGAGGATAACCCAATGTTGATGGCTCAGGTAAAGCAAATCCGCGTGGCTAATGGTCAGGAATCAGTAGAGCTTCTTAATGGGGCTAGATATGAGATAGTCGCGGCAACAAGAGATGGTAGCCGTGGTAAGACCGCGGATTTGCTATACATTGATGAGTTACGTGAGATTGATGAAGATTCTTGGACAGCTGCTAAACCGATTACTAGGGCAAGGCCAAATAGTCAAATATTTATGACTAGTAACGCTGGGGATGCCTATTCAAGCGTATTAAATGACTTACGATCTAAAGCATTGTCATATCCACCGCCTACAATGGGCTATTGGGAATATAGCGCTGATGATTTTGCCAAGATAACTGATAAGAGCGCCTGGTATCAGGCTAACCCAGCATTGGGCTACTTAATTGATGAATCAACCATTGAAGAAGCAATAGCCACATCTAGCGTTGAAGCTACACGCACGGAAACTCTTTGCATGTGGATTAGTGCGCTTAAATCGCCATGGCCACATCAAGCATTTGAAGATTTAGGCTTTGCTGAGCTAAAACTAGAGCCAGGCAGGCTGACTATATTTGGCATGGACATATCGGTTAACAAAAAGATGGCAAGCCTAGTCGCTGGGCAGATTATGGATGATGGCAAGGTTGGCGTAGGTGTCATAGCCCAATTTGAAAGCCAAGTAGCCATAGATGAACTTAAAATGGCTATTGAAGTTAATGAATGGGCTAAGCAATACAAACCTAGGATGATTTGCTTTGATAAGTACGCCACCATGAGCGTAGCTGAGCGGTTAAGCCAATCAGGCCACAAAATACAGGATATGTCTGGAACTGTGTTCTATCAGGCTTGCTCTGATCTATATGACAGCA